ACTCCATTATGCCTTTTGCGATTGCTTCCCGCCCGCCCGCGTCAAGCATCCTGTGAACCCAGAACGGACCGCGCATGGGCGCGTCCTGAAACTCGGACGTAACGTCGTTGTAGGTGTTCCGCCCCCTTGGATTGCCGTAGACCGAATATATGACAAGCCCGCTTCCTATTTCTGTTTTAAGGACAGGGCTTTTTCTCAACGCCGTGGTATCGGAGGGAACTTTCTTGTCCGAAAGCCTGATAACTTCGTTGTCGATGAATTTCTGCACCCCTCCGCCGATACCAATACCGAGACTTGCCAGCAGCTCACCGACGGGAGGCCCTTCTATTTTTGCCAGTCCCTTTCCCATTCCCAAATCGTAGCGCAAGGTGAAACGTTAAACGATATTCACCGCTTTTTTCTCGGTGCCCGCTTGACCGGCTTCGTTCCCTTGATCCACCACGCATCCCGCTGCCTCTCCATGCCCTTGTCGTAGGTATCGTCCCCGTCCCTCTCATCCTCGCTCTTGTGCTGCCTGGTCGCCATGATGCCGTTGATGTCTATGAGAATCGCCCGCCACAGGTCAAGGAACCGATGCCAGTGCATATCGTTTTCCGTCTCAAGGTCTATGTCGTAAACCTCAAGGAACTTGGCAAGGATGTACCCGCCGTCCGCGACCCAGTCCCACGTTACGACGTCGCTTTTCTCGCAGTGCTCCGGATGGGGAAGGGCCTGCTCGTCGATGGCGAACTTGTCAAGCTCGTCAAGTCCCGCCATCCTGTCCCCCGGTGGCTTCCCCACATAGAAATCGTCGAACCTCTCAATCGGGGGCTGGTTCTTCTGCCCGCGCAGACGCTCGTAGTTGATCCAAAGCCAGAACCCCGTGTGGATTTCGTGCTCCACGCCGTTGACCCACACGGAGTTCCGCCGCGCCCTTGTTTCCGGGCACTTGGAGAGGTCGATCATTCAGCCGACGTTTTGACGGGAGCCCTTGCCGGGGCCAGTGTCCCGCCGGACGGCACCGCGACACCCGATCCGGTTGACTGTGAGGCCGCGCCCACTTTGACCGCGATGGTCTCTGACGGCCCGTTCTCGGCCAGGCTTCGAAGGGTAACCTTGGTCTCCCCCGGTTCCTTGCCGGTGATTATCACGGAGTTGCGCACGATCCTCGCCCCGCAGACCCTCTCGTCGTGGCCCGCGCCGCCGGTACGCACGATCTCGAACCCGTCAAGACAACCCATAGGCTCCATGCCGACGGCTATCCACTTCTCCTCGCCAAGGGCGAGAGTGGCCACGCTGTCGCTGAGGTTCATCATCGCGGGGGTAATGGAAGTGGACGGTATGAACACGGGGTGGCGGTTCGTCTCGGTGAAGCTCTCCGAGCTTGCGATGCCTGAAACGATGTCCGATGCCTGCCCGAAGGAAAGGTCAAGCAACCCGTCCGTCTCGTTGCCGGTATTGATCGTGGCGGTGACGGCGAACTGGATCGCCTTATAGTTGAACCTTCCGCCCGTCCCCGGGGTTTCCTGCCTAAAATCCACGAGCATGATGACAAGCTGCGCGTTCGCCCCCGTGGGCAGAAGCTCCCGAAATCTGTTGAAGAACTCGTACTCGGGATCCCCCTTCCTGATTAGAATCCCCTTGGAGAACTGCAACTGATAGCGTCTTATGAACTCCGCCGGGTTCTCGTTGGCTATGAGGTTCCGCGTCACGGTTTCCGGGTTATAGGATATTTCGTTACCCTCCGCCTGGGTTATGCGACGAAACCGCCCCAATTCGTCCTTGTAGAAAATCCCGTACTGCGCCTGGTTTCCGTCGGTGCCGTCGGGGATCTGGTTGTCGAACCCATCATTGAAAATGCTTTTGAAAGCGTCGGTTGGCATGGTTGCCTCCTTGCAAGTGTTTTTATAACCCTACCGAACGGGAGGGATTAAACAATATTTACTCCACGTACTCGATCTTAAGCGGTATCTGGTACACCGCGCTCGTGTTGTCGGCGGACTTGGTGGAGGGGAACATCCCGCCGTTGACCTGTATCCTTCGCCACCGTCTGCCGTCCCGCGGGAATATCCCGTGCAGGGTAGTTCGCTGGATCGCCCGTCTGACCTTTTCAAGAAAAGCCTCGGCTGAAACCCTGTCGTCCCAGTCGCCGAACCGTCGCACGAGATACCACGTCTTGAACTCCGTGTGCCTGTACTGGCCGCCCAGCATCTGCGCGTGCTGATCGTTTGGGTTGGAAAACAGGCCGGTCTCCTGCAAATGGAGGCCGGGGAAGTCCTGCTGCAAACTGGGGACGAGCTCCACGTCGATGATCACCATGAGGGTCGGGGGGAAGCCGTTGTCCGGATCGGTGAATATGTCGTTGAGCCACGTCGCGAGACTCTGGTACACCGTCATACGCCTGTTACCTTCCACTGTAGTATGCCGTTTTCCTCGCTGCCCCTCACCGCCCTAGGTCTGGCGATCCTGCGGTCGCCGAACTCGCGCTCGAGATCGGCGATCGTGTACAGCGGCCCTATTTCCCGGCCCTCGCCTAGGATTATGAAATCGGGGTTGGCGATGTCGGTTCTTATCGTCCAGTGCGAGTGGTCGCTTTGGGGAAGCCCGGCGTATTCGTTCGGCCCGACATAGGTCTTGCCGCCCTGATCCGCCCCCGCCGGTATCGTTACCGACACGGTATGCCCGATCTCGGATGCCCCCTCGCTGGTCTGGTTGATTTGCGTGTTGTTCCTGAACTTTGCGCCCTTGATTACGGTGCGATCCCACCTGACCTGTCCCATGCCCGGGGGGAATGGCGGCTGGACGATTGCGACGAATCGGCGGTTGTACACGGTTATGGTGTCCCTGTAGATGCTTCTCATGCCCGTACCGCCGATCCGAACATCACACCGCCGGGGTTAATCAGCCACACCCCGCCCGGTGTCTTTTCGTTGCCAAGGTACTGCCTTATCATGGCATCGGCCTTGCCCTCGATGCTTTCATAGGTCTCGGATGTCCCCTCGTCGCTCTGGCTTTTCAGGTCAACGCCGTCAAGGTCGCCGAGCCATCCGCGCTCGACAAGCTCAAGGACGAGCATACGAACCTTTTCCCACGTCGGGCTTTCCTCCAGAACGCTCTCAAGCCTGCCGTGGGTAAGCCCGTCGATCTTCATGCGGGCGGAGAATTCGGCCCTCGCGAATTTCCCCTTGTCCAGTCTTCCGCCGAGTTCCGCGTAGCGGTCGAAGTCCAGGTACGATTTCACCGTTTGCCTCCCCAGTTGAGCGTCACGCCTTTCTTTCTTGCCTCGCGATCCATGAAGTCCCTAAAATCCTTCTTGCTGGGGAAACCCTGGTTCAGAAGCCAGTTCCAGTGCGCGTAGTAATGCACCTGGGCGAACCTTGCCGGCAGTTCCTCGGGCCCCACGTTCGCCAGGTTCTCGATCTCGCATCTTTTCATGGCGTACTCCAATTGCTTGAAGTTGTCCCTGGCCTTCTTTGCGAGCGTGATGTTACCGGGGGAGGTGGCCGTGAAGTTTCCAACTTCCACGTTCCGCATGAGCGCGTCTATCTCGCCCTGCGTCATCGTTTCGCCCTTGGGTGCCTGTTCCATGTGATCCCCGTCGTAAACCCCGTTCCGTTATCCCGCGGATCGTCGCCGGTTTCGGTTTCCCGTCGGTTCCGCGTCAGCCGTAGTATCGGTGTCAGCCAATGGTTCTTCGTCGGGCGTGTCGGTTTCCATGCCAGTAAATGTCCCGTCGCCAGTCGAAAACCCGTCGGCGGATGCTTCCGTCTCGGTTCCATCGGTGGGCTTCGCGACCGTGGCCTTCGAGTCAACCATGCGGAACCCCTTCTTCTTGGCATCGGCGATTGTCTCGGGATCGTTGTAAACATGGGTCACAAGATCGCCTTTCTGCATCTTAACAAACATAATTGCCTCCTCAGCCCAGCAGGACAAAAGCGTTCTGCGGGTTGATAGTCTTTACGCCATACAAGACGCTCAGCTCTATAATGTTGGTTTTGTAGCCAGGGTATGAGGCGACACCAAACGTCAGGCCAGAGACGGTGTCCGTTACCGTGGTAACATCGCTTGCCTTGTCGCCGCCTTCCGGCATACGAATTGCCCTTGCCGCCAGCAGCACGGCATCCCTTGTAAATGCGGCGTTGGGCAAGGTCTCAACGCCGCCTATTGTCATTTGCGTCGCTCCACCAGACTCTCTTATGTCAAAGCCCATGATGTTTGCAAAGACACCCTGTCTCAAAAGACCTGTTTCCCCCGCCTCATTTGCTTTCCAAAGGTTCGGTTTATTGCGTAGCGATGCAGCGGCGGTAGTGTTTAATACAAGCTGCCTACCGTACTGCGGAGAACCCGCGTCGTTAAACATTTTTACCAGCTGCGCAAATTCCCTCATGTCTCCGTTTTCAAACGGGGGGGTGCCGACAACGCCTAAATTACCGCCTTCCGCCCCGTTGATGGCCTCCGCAAAAACATCGGTCTCAATTTGGTTTGCAAGCGTCCTGAATCCCTGCATGATCTGGTTTTCTCGCACGCCGTTTAATGCGCCACCCAGCCCAAGCTCTTCTTCGCCGTCCCACAAGAACGACGCGCGGTACATTTTGTCCATTTTAATAACCACGTCGCCAAAGACCTGGCCTTTAACTACGGGGTCAACGCCAATTACAACACGCTCTGCGCCAACTTTAGGAGTGACGGGTACCCGTACCTCTTGATTATATGCCGCACTTTCAGCCGTCATGTCCATCGTTACGGCTGGAATTGCCCCTATTAGCTCTCTCCCCACCTGCTGCGCTGATAACGTCAGAAAAGGTATGAGCCTGTCCAAACTGTTTCTTGCCATTGAATCTCTCCTCTTGAAAGTATGCGGCTAGAACCTAGCCGATTTTTCCGCCCTTCGCAGAAAAGTCCGCTTTTTCCCGTGGAGACATTGCGTCGAACCTCTCCCTGGAAACAACGTTTTTCCCCGCCGGGCTTCCACTGGAGCTGCCGGATGCGCCTCCGCCGCTGTTTTTTGCCGGAATGAATTGTTGGTACGCAGAGGCGGTGTTGACAAGGTTTTCAAACACCTCGGAAACGGTATGATGATCGCCGTCGATCGTGGTTTCATCATCCTTGCCCGGCGCAAAGCTCGCCCCGTGATCAAAGAGGAATGCTTTCCGCGCATTTTCCCTGCTGTTAGGATCCGTAATACCGGCTTTGGTCATGGCGTTTTCAAGGGCAAGGCCGACAAGATCTTTCCGCCTTCGCTCAAGTATCGTGGAGTTCTTTTTCTCAAGCTCCGCGTAGGCATCGGCGGCTTTTTTTTCTTTTGCCTCAAACGTCGCCCTTTCCCTTGCGAGCTGCGCCTCGAAAGCCTTTTGCGCCTCCTCGGTGCCTGCCTTGCCCACTTGATCCTCAAGCTCCTTGAACCTGGCTCCGTTGGCCTCCCTCTCCGCTTCGACCTCACTGGAAATCTTGTCGAGCTTTTCCTGCAACGCCTTTTTCTCGGAAAGGATGGTTTCCTTGGCCTTTTCCAGAGGTGCCTTGTCGGATTTGTGAGCCGCAAGAATCTTTTCGCCTTTTCCTCGTCCGTGCCTTCGTCGCCTATGATTGCAAGTATCACCTGTTCGTCCATAAATTCTCTCCCGTGTCGATATGCGACCCCTCCGAGGCCGCGCGGCTGTTGCAGGTTCGGCTTTCGGCTCGGCCTATCCCTCGGGAAGGTCCGAAAAAGCAGCGTCCGTAAGGAAAGTGTACGGATTTGGAAAAAATAAACGATATTTTTTTGAGAGAATGTCAAGCGTTTGGGCGAAAAAAGGTCGTCAAGGGTTCAACTATTGCGTTTTTTGCAACTGTTGGGGTCAACCCGATTTGACTTTCCCGAAATAGTAAACGCCGTCCCTGCATACGATGCGATACCTCCACGCCTCGGGTATAAAGACCCGCGTCGGCCTCACCTGGTACTGCTCGAACACCGACAGCTTTTCGGGGATAACACGCATGGGCTGCTCGAAATGAAGCTCTATTGACTGTTTTACGCCTTCCAGCGTGGAGGCGTTGTATATAACTTCAAGTTGCATCGTTGCCCCTTAATTCCACATGTGTTTGTACTCTATGTCCTTCGCTATGCCGAACATCGGGCTCCCCGTAGAATCGTCCTCGTACACAAGGAAGTCGGTGGCGGCGTTCGCGCTGCCGGTGGCGTTCCCCGACAGGATGTCCAGCAGCCTCTCCGCCCTTGCCCTCGTGCATCCGACGTGCTTGGCTATCTCGGTCGCGCTTACGGGATCGGGGTGGCGCGCCCGTAGGATTGCCTTTGCCCGTTCCACCTGTACAAGATCGACGTTGCCCCTGCCGACCTTCTTTTTCGGCGTTATATAGGCGGCTATCAATTCGTTCAGCAGCCCTGTGGTGGATTTGCCCTCTTTCCTTGCGCGAGTTTTCAAGGATTCCTTGACGGCTCGGGGGAGGTGGAACAGGATTACCGAGTCGGCCTTCCTCGGTTCCGCCTCGCCCGCAAATGGGAAAAGGAGCTGTTCGGGTGCGCAGGTTTGGGGCAGGGGCTAGCCTCCCATGATCTCGGTTGCTTTATTGCTTTTCACCCTCGGGTTACCCTCCCTCCATTTTCGCAAAACTCCGCCTTCTCCTTTGGTGGCAAGGCATCAAAATCAACACGGGATATTTCCAGACCTTTTCCAGGCAACGGCGTGTTTTCGTTTACGATGCCGTTTCTGAAAAGGAAATCCATGAGGGCCAAGGCCAGCTGATCAAGCTGGTCATGGTAGGATTCATCCCCGATGACAAGATACAAGTCCCGGCTGATACCGTGCAACGCCTCATGTATGAGCGTATGCCAGACCGCCTGCACCAGACGATCCTTGTCGAGGATTCTGATTTCGCGCCTCACTATGTCAATTTCGCCGAAAGATGGTCGCGGCTCCTTTGTTACCTTGGCGGCATGGTCAACGTATTCCACGGTATAGGGAATCCCGCATATGTTTACCGTTCCGGGCTTCATGGTATTTCCTCCTTTCCTTGCTTTTCCTCAAACTCATCGCAGCGAATAACGCCAGTATCCCCGTCCCCGTAGGGAAAGTCCTTGTGGCGATACCTCCCGGCTCCGTCCGTGCAGAATACCCGCAGCGTTCCGGGTATCGTCGTGCTGTCGAAGCAGGGCGTTTCCTTGCGCAGTCTCTTGCATGACAGGCAGCTTTTCATTGGTTACCTATTCCCCTCATCGTCTTCGTATCCGAGTTCTTTTAACTCGGCTTTGAGCTTGTTGATGTAGGCAGTGAAGATCGGCTTCATTTCGCTGTTCCCTAAATTCATCGTACATGTAGCCGTTCCTGGGTTTGTCTCCCATCTGCAAAACACTTTGTAGAATTTCCTCACGATGAAGTAGTCGCAGCCGTTCATGATTTCCTCGACTCCCTTGATCTGTTTTAATATCTCGCTTGCCCGCTCAATCTGCTTCCTGTTCATCCGCCGCCTCCACCATTGTTTTCACTGTTTTTACAACTTTCACAACGGGACGTAGCACTTCTATCAGTCCGGCAGGCAGGTTTTGCCGCTCCAGAGCCTCGATAGTTATGGGAAAGCCCAAATAAAGCTCCAGCCTCCCGCAGTGAACCCGAGCGTGGTTTTCGCCGTTTTCGTCTCCCAGTATGGCTTCAAGCAAGGGCATGATAAGTCGGCGATCTGTTTTTGACGGCAACGTATGATCGTCCCAGTAGACAATGAACTCGATCTCTCTGCGTTTATCCCTTTTGCGCCTAAACATTTATCCCTCGCCCAGCCTGCCGTTTGTTCGCCTGTTGCCCTCTATGTTTCCCGCCGATTTCTGTCTCCCCAAAGTCGGCTATTCGCTTTCTCAAAATGTCCAAGCTTGCCTTCACAAGATTTAACTCGTTGACCGTTACGGGCTCGGTCAGCAGAAACGATCCCGTGAAGTCGATGAAATCCTGTATGTACTTTCTCTGCTTTACGATGGTGATCATTGTCGCCTGCCCTCGATTGCCGCCTCAATTACCATCACAACCACCGCAATAAACGCCAGCAGTACAAGCACCGAAAGCACCAAGGCAACCGGTATCCATATCGGGGCAAGCACCCACGCCCATGACCAGTCAATCACGCCGGTAAGCCTAAGCGTGATGAACACCACTGTCAGCAACCCGCAAAACCCGACACCGCCGCCTGCGGATGTTCCGCTATCCATGTTTCCCCCTAAATATTGTTTTATTATCGCTCAACAACTATATTTATGTCAAGATAATATAGCCTACAAACTATATTTTTATTCGATATTTTGCCGATAATAGGAGAATGACTGGGATGACGGCCAGCGAAATGGCGGAAAAGTCGGGGCTGAAACTAAAGACAGTCAAGAAAAGGCTGGAGGCGGCCAAAATAAAGCCCCTGACGAAAGAGGCCGTCTATGACGAATCCGCCTATGAGATAATACTTAACGCCCCGCCAAGGGGCAGGCCGAAAAAGAAGCGGGAGCCGCCGGAACCTAAAGCCTGAAATTGCCTACGCTACCTCGTGGCACGTAACTTCTTTCTGGTTTCATACGCAAGCCGTGGGGTCGCACAACCGCACCCAGTCGCCGATATTCCAGCCGCAAATCGGTTAGCCTGTTGTTCGAGCGTCTCCATTCGTTCCGCATTTTCGGGTCAGTGTCCCTCAGCGGTTTTAGCGCGTTCAGCATCTCGCGCTCCCGTCTCATTGCCGTTTCAAGTTTTCTTTGCGCCTGTTCCGCCTCGTACAGGCTGATTCGTTGTCCGTTCCACGCCACGCCGTCGGAGTTGCGCTTTTTTAGCCGGGCCAATTCGTCAGGGGAATGCGCCCGTTGGCTTACCCCGATGACGAACGGATATGCGATATGCCGGCAATTCCAGTATCCAATCGGGCGGCCTTCCAAGTTGTGGGGAACGCCGTCGATGTCAACGGCGGTTTCAAGATTCTGAAGTTTCTCGTATTCGGCGTGGGTAAAAATATTTCCCTGGGCATCTTCGTGGTCTTCCGCGCTGTGTTGGTGCGCCGAAAGCTCCCACCCGTCCGCGCCTATCTCTTGGGCTATCTGCTTCTGCACGTCCTGCACGATTGACGTAAATTCGCCGACCAAGTCCCTGCGCACAGCCGAGTCCATCCTCATGCTTCTGCCGCTTGCGTAGCTGATGGTGGATATCCCCTCCCGGGCAAGCTCCCTTATCGTTTTCCGCATGACGCTTGGCAGGTCTGCGCCGTCGGCGGCTATCAATCTCACCATCTTGCCTATCTTGTTGCGGTACTCGGTTCCAACGGCCCCGCTCCTTGCCATGTGCCTGTACCTGCCGAGTGCCGCCATAAGCATGTAGCCCGAACGGGTCTTGAACGTTTCCAGCGGGGGGAGGGTAACGCCCTTCCGCGCCGCAAGGGTCACGCCGCCGGAGTAGGTCATCGTCATGACCTCGTCGAAAAGCCTCTCGATGTCCCTTTCGTTGGCGGCGTTCGCCCTACCGAGGTTGCGGTTCGCCCTTCTCACGTCGGCGTTGAGGTCGGCAAGGGGCATCTGGGAGTGCAGATATTCCCGCAGTTGCTCGGGTGTCATTGACTGTAGCCGCCGTATGCGCTCCCCCGCGTCGGTGAGGTGGCGATCCTCGGAAAGCCAGATGCGGTTGGCTATGCGGTTTATGTACAGGTCAAGCAGTTCGTCTAGGTTCACATGGTATAGCTTAACAGTATACTGTTAGATTAACGATATTGCAAAAAAAGCGGTATAAGATTACACTGACAGCCAAATGCTACACCTCAAAAATAAAAAGAGCGAAAGCAAAGGCAATTCACTTGGGGCATTGCAACTAATCTTTGTCTTCAGGGAAGTCTATTCCATGTCTGCAAAAAAGAGCCTGTGTTTCCATTAATAACTCCGTTAGCTCTCTAATAAATAATTTCCCGAAGTCTCTGGAAAAGGCCAACTCAGCTTTTGTCCTTATAGATAATTCCAGTTCTTTATACTCATGCAATAGCTTTCTTAAATCCCGCCTCTGTCCTTGAGATGCCGCTCCTTGGAAGGCGCATAATATTCTTTGCTTCATTCCATACAAAAGAACAACAAGCATATCTTTTGCTCCCCGAAAGAGATGCTCTTCAATCGAGGTTTTTTGGGCCACCTTTTCATCATTGCTTTCTGCCTTACAATACAATATATAATGAAACAGCGCATCCCGAAAGTTAAAAAACGGAGATGCTTTTAATGGAAATATTTTATAGCGCAGGCACATCAATCTAAGCACGTAAATAAAATCCACGTACATATTTATGCTCGCAGCAACATCATTCATAACCTTCAAATCGCTAGACCTCGGTGAGTTATTATTTCGAATCCTCGGCCACATTCAGTGGCTTAGTTTCAGGGGGAGAGTCGATAGGCACCTTCCCTCCCATGTTGTTGCCACCAAAAGAAATAGTTTCTTTAGCAACCTGTGACGAAACTTTCCTGTACACATCGGTAATGGTACAATCTTTGTTTCCCGAAACAGTACGGTACATCTCCAAAGCAGCATCTACCAATTCTGTTGTCATTTTTGCTCCTTGTAATGCTCTTCTTCAATCTGGCGGAGTGTGTGCAGATACTGAATATTTGCATGAGTTAAATGCCTGTGCTCACTAAGCCTAGATTTTATGTCCCCCAGCACTTGGGGCGAAAGAGGTCCTTTTTCTTTCTCAAGATGATATTTCATGCTATCGAATATGTAATCGTAGATGCCAGTGAGGTACTCTTCTCTTCTTTTTGTCAGATTGGCTTCAATCTCGTCATCGTTTGCGTTGTTTTTCTCGAATTCTTCTTTTACTTCTCGATATTCATCCATGTATCTGACATATTCGACCTCAAAATCCATGTCATCCCAGTTCTCTTTTATTAGAACGGCTTTTACAACGTGCCGGTGATAATTCTCTGCATAGTAACATAGAAAATCCTCAGAAGGCACGATTTTTTTTTCGGCTGCGCAATCAGCACTAGACTCTTCATCTGTTAAATTCGCTGCAATTTCCAACATACTCACATAACCGCCCGCACTTTCTTGCAGCTCCGAATCGTTCACATCCGCCACCTTACGAGTCGCTGGTTTCCCTTTACACGTTCCACACACACCAGATCAGCAAACCTATACGACATCCAACAAATTTATGTCATTATCAAACGAAAAAAACGTCTTGTCAAGCAATTTTATCGTTTTTCTCGCAAATTCACAATTTTTCTCCTAAAACAACTTCACAAACGTATAGTGAAAACGTCACCCGCAACTGAGCAAACGTGTTTACAAGGTACCCATAAGAACAAAAAGAGTCAAGTACGGTACGACATTTTTGAGGTTTTTGTCGCCGTTTTCATTATCGGCACTATTGTGGGGAAACCTTATTGCCGAAATCTATTTTGCCTTCCAATCGGAATCAGCGCTCAGCAAATGCGTATTGACACCCCGCCCATCTACCCCTAAAATAGGATATAGACCTTTCTGGAGGTGTTTTTATGCGCAGAATTGTATTTTTTATCACTATCAGCATATTCCTTGCGTCATGCACCTTGGGCTACCCAAACGATACCGTCTTGACCAATCATTCGAGCAGAACTGTAAACGTAAATCTCTACGGAGCCGACAGGATAACATTGCCCCCCGGTGAATCCACCTCGATAGAAACACGCCGTGACATGAACCCTAGGGGAAGGATGCAAAGTTTCAGCCCAGACCGGAGGGTGCGCTTTGTATACACAAATCCATCTTTGACTTTCGAGTTTTTTGACCGAGATCGTTATGAAGTCAGAATCCTTAATGTGTCTGGGCAAGCGGGGGTGCTTTCTGCCGATGGATGGATGGACAATACGCCGTTTGGCGCACAAAATACTGGGCAGGCGACAGGGAGGTTTGTATACACTAGACAATCTGCCTTTACCGCAAGGGCTGGCGGTTTTTATTTGCCTGTTCTATACCGCAAAGAAGCAAGTGTGTTTTTTATCACCATTGGAAATTAGTCTCTAACCCTCAGATCGCTTGTCCCATCGCCGCGAGGCACCCTGAAAATCGTTCCAGATTCCATGCCTGGGCTAGTTGGCAAGTTTAATAACTTTGCCGTTTTTACCCCTATCCCTATCTGGAGCCAAAGGGAAACAATCGTATTTAGGTTTGATGCATGAGTAACGATATTCACTGGGCTTCCAGTACCATCGGCACGCGCCGCGTTCATAATTAAACGGGCAGGGTTTCCGCCCGTCCAATACGTTATTGATCGGATTGGCACTGTACCAGCCACCCCATTTTATACTGGAACCGTTATAGGGCTAGCACTTGCAGGCGGGAATCCTAACGTAACCAATTGATTCACGATTGTTGTCGCATTAGTCCCTTGGGCAAAAACCCCGGATGCGGGGAAACGCCGAAATGTCCCATATTCCACAACGAAGTTTCCTGACCTTATGCTTCCATTAAAGATTGCCCTGTCTCCTATTGTAATGTTATCAATAAGGCCACTCAATGCCTCAATATGTCCGTGGAACCTGCCGCTGTCCGCCTCAATATGTCCCCTGATTCTTGCATTATTCGCCTCGATCAGCCCAGTTATTCCATTAAGCATAGATTCCGCCTCCGTTCAATTCGTTACGATATACCCATTCATGCTTGAACGGGTATATGGCCAAAATATCAGGTTTTTCGCCGACTACTCTTGCCCCATATATCCTGTTGGTAAAATTGCTCATTGTTGCGAAAAGAAGATTCGCAAGACGCAAGGCGTTTTCTGCCGAGGCCCAAAATTCCAAGCTCTCCATTATATTTTCCAACAGGACAGGCATATCGATAGCCGTGCGCCATAGGATCACTGGGACGATACATTCAGGATTATCGGAAATGGTTTTTAGTTCCACTTCGTTTTCATATGTCTGCACATTTACGATTTGCGGCACTATAAACCCGTCTATTATTTCGTATCCACACAGGTGAAATGTGAATTTGTTTTCCGTGCAGAATGAGCGCATATAACTCAACAATGCTTGCGCCGTTTTCATAGGCGTGTCACATCCCGCAACATCAAGGTTATCGATAAATTCCCTAAGCAGTTTCAGCATGGGGGTACCGTTTTTTGTCCTAGCATCGCCACCTGCGGATATACCCATGTTGTGCGGCGTAGTGTACAATTTACGACATTCGTTTTCCGTGTGCCAACCATCCGCGGTCATCACCGAAAGGGCGTTGTCCGCCGCCATCATTATTGCACCGTTGGTGGTCATGCTTAAAATAAAACTCATGCTTCCCCCTCATACGGGATGCGCCCTTCGGCCCGTATCCGTTCCACTTCTGCTTTTGCGTCGGCTTCTTCCATGCCCATGTAGTCCATGAGAAACTGAACCCTGCTCATTACCCCGTCGTCTATCATTTCCAGAGCAAGCCGCTTTTCCTCGACCTTCGCAAGGTCGCCGTCGTAGTTGGTGTTAAGGCTGAACTCCCACTTTTCCGCTTCCGCGTCGGGTACGCCCCTCCACCTCGCGCCCAGCCTCACGGCGTTCGTTATCACTTCGCCCATATTCACGGCGAACGCGCCAAGCACCGAGTTGGCGGCGGCGGCGTGGATGCTTGCGGCCTTGCCCGACTCGACCCCCTTGGGGCCGCCGTCGAAGGGTTTTGCGCCAAGCATCTTCATGCGCTCTTCGCTGGCATCCATGTCCCTTTGCATGGCGGCAAGCCCGTTGCCAGATGGTTCCGCATACGTAAGCCTTCCGTTTCCCGCTAGCCACGGCGTCACATCCCCGCCTACCGGTATTGTCATTGGCGTGTTCGTCGGTTTGCCCTCGGCATCTTTTTCCATCGGTATATGTGACTCGTTTTCCACCGACACGTACAACGTAGGCGATGCCG